CTCCCAGTATGAAAGCTGAGAAGAAAGCGAAAGCTGCATGAACCCACTCGCCTACGAACTCACGAAGGCGATGGGCAGGAATTACACATCAACATCAAGAGAATCAAATACACGAAAACCTAAAACCAAAATGTTAAACATATCATCAGGAAAAATCTCCGCCCCTGTGCGGTCTGTATTTTATGGACCGGAAGGTATCGGAAAGTCTACATTCGCCACTTGGGCTCCAAATCCATTATTCTTGGACGTCGAGGCAGGCACCCGTCATCTGGACGTTCAGCGTCTGGAAGACATTAATGGTTGGGAGCATGTAACCAATGCAGTCCAAGCACTCACTAAGGATCACCACGGATTCAAAACACTGGTCATCGATACCATTGACTGGTTGGAGAAGCTCGGGGTCGAGTACCTTTGCTCTACCCACAATAAGGATGGTCTCGAAGGTTTCGGATACGGCAAAGGTCACGTTTATGTAAAGGAACTCTTCGACCGACTTCTCAACGACCTAGATAATCTGGTGAACTCCGGAATGCATGTCGTCATCCTGGCCCATAGTATCGCTAGGAAACATGAAGATCCGGGCCGAGCCGGTTCCTACGACCGGTACGAACTCAAACTCTCCCGGCACGTTGCTCCCCTAATCAAGGAGTGGGCAGACCTACTGGTGTTCATGAACTACAAGACCGTGATCACCGAAGGCGACCGGGGTAACGTGGTTGCTGGCGGTAAAGAACGGTTGCTTCATACAACCCATACCGCAGCCTATGATGCCAAAAATAGGCACGAATTGGCCGATGTTCTCCCAATGGACTGGGAGTCAGTTGCACCGGCATTCGCCTACGAGCGGAAGTCAGCACCGGCAACCAAGAAGGCACCTGCGAAGGTAGCACCAAAGGAAGAAATTCCCGAGGATGAACAGAATGACGAACTCGAGGCATCTACTCCTCCGCCGAAAACAGAAGAGGTAGTTGACCCTCTGACTGAGGAAACGCCTGCAGAAGGTGCGACCGAAGTCCAGATCACCAACTGTAAGAACCTCTGGTCAAAGTGCCTCGAGAAGCTCGGCTATGGTGCCGACAAAATGAAACAGATCTGGAAGTTCTACGATCTCGCCGGGAAGCCGGGAATGTGGGGAAGCCTGACTAAGCCTCAAGCTGCAAAAGTCATCGATTTCCTGACTACCAAACTCGAATCCGAATCTGCCTAATTTCCATAAACTAAGGAAACCATATAAACCAAAACCAAGCAAATAAACAAACTATTATGAAGTTCTCATATAAATCACAGGGTGAACAAACCCAATCCTACGAACCGCTTCCAGCGGGTGACTACGGAGCAATGCTCGCAAGCGTAATGCCCAAGGAATCTAAAAATGGCAACCCGATGGCCCAGTTCGAATTCCTGATCGATGGGACATCACGCAAGATCACTGAGCGTATTCCCCTCATGGAATCCTTGGCATGGAAATGGGACCAACTTGCTGCTGCATTTGGTGTCTTTCCTGAAAAAGATCAGGATATTGATATCAACACAGATGATTTTATTAATAAATCACTACGCCTCAATTTGAAGATTGAGACCTACACCAATAAAGATGGTGAGGAAAAGCAGACTAATCGCATCGGCTATTTTATCGCGAAGGAAGAACCAAAATCCTTCGATAAGGCACCTAAAGCTGCAAGCCACGCGGCTCCAAAGAAGGAGATTGATAACTCCGCCAACGAAAAAGCGGACGACGAAGAAAGCAACGACGAAGTTCCTTTCTGATGCAGCTTCGCGACTACCAGACTGAGGCAGTCAACTCTGTCATTCGTGATTTCCGGGATCATCAAAAGATCCTGGGGGTCGCGGGGACGGGTGCCGGGAAGACAATCATGGCATCTGAGTTAATGAATATTGCCAAGGGGAATGCCCTGTTCATTGCCGATGCGACCAAACTGGTTGAGCAGAATGCCGACAAATTCAAGCAGTACACGGGTCGCAAGGTGAGCGTCGAGCAGGGCAATCACCACGCGTCCCCCCTGAGCAAGATCGTGGTGGGGACGACCCAGTCGATTGTGAACCGACTTTGGAAATACGATCCTGACCATTTCTCCATCATCATTGTGGATGAGGCACACAGGAACTCTCTGGGGGACCAGGCCCAGAAGGTTCTCAATTATTTCCCGAATGCAAAGATCCTCGGACTAACGGCAACTCCATGGCGGAAAGATCGCAAACAGTTGGGCGACTACTTTGAGAAGATCAGCTTCGAGATTGGAATGGTGCGGTTGATCAAAGAGGGGTTCCTCTCCCGGATCGTCATCAAGTCCGTACCACTACCAATTGATTTGAATAACGTGAGGACGTCCAGAGGGGACTACCGCGATGATGACCTTGGTGATGTACTGGAGCCTCATCTCGAGGAAGCTGCACAATTACTGGCAACCCACGCTTCGAATAGAAAGACCGTGGCGTTCCTACCATTGATTGAGACCTCAAAAAAATTTCGGGATGCCTGTCACCGGGCAGGATTGTATGCGGTACACGTAGATGGCGTGGATAGGGATGCACTTTCAGAATTTACACACGGATCGGCTCAGGTCGTCTGTAACGCCAGCCTCTTGACAACAGGCTGGGATCACCCGGAGACCGACTGTGTCTTCATGCTCAGGCCAACAAAGTCTCTGAGCTTATACCAGCAATGCGTAGGGAGAGGCACCCGGATTGCCCCCGGGAAGGAAAACCTTTTATTACTCGATCCACTCTACCTGACGGATCGCCACAAAATCATCACTCCAGCTCGATTGATTGCATCCAAACCCGAGACGGCGGACTACATGGACGAACATATGATGGGCGAGGAAGAGAGTGACCTGCTCCAGATGGAGGAGGATGCAGAAGAGGAACGTATTTCCAAGCTTCAGGAAGAACTGGAAGCCAACCGTAGGAAACGGGCTCGGACAGTGGACGCCTTGGACTTCTGCCTTAACCTGATCAATGCGGTTGAAATTGCTGACTATGAACCAGAGACAATGTGGGAGATGGAGCCTCCAACTCAGTCCCAACTCCAGGCACTCGAAAAGTTTGGAATGGATGACGTGGGGATCTCTAATCGAGGTCACGTCAGTAAGGTGCTGGATCTACTTTTTATGAGACAACGGGAGGGATTCGCCCGACCGAAACAGGTGAGATTACTAACAAAACTAAAGTATCCAGATGGCGGAGGTATGTACTCACAAATAGACGATGAAACAAGGAAGCGAATGATAGGGATGGCGACCTTCGAGGAAGCCTCACAATTTATATCGAGCAGAATAGGAAAGAAAAAGAATGAAAATAAATTGGAAATCGCAAGGTAGTCATCAGTCATCATCATCAGATGACGGACCTACGGACTACAGAGAAATCGCCGGGGATATACTCGGAGCAATCGACTGGGACGACTCCACTACAGGATACTGTAAATGCCCCGGCGAACACCTTCACACTACGTCTAATGGTCCGAAGGATTGTAAGGTCACCGTGGGTGACGGGAAACCCCCAACTATTCACTGCTTCCACGACTCCTGCAAACCAGAGATTGATAAAATAAACGCAATTCTGAGATCTGAACTCGGGAAGGCAGATGTAAGAAGCGAACGTCAATTGGTAGGAAAACGAAAATTTCATAAGCCTGTTCCGACTCATACAGAAATCCCTGACGATACCGAACGATTCCTGAAGTACATTTTTGAACCCGAAGATTATGTTTCCATTGAGTTTTTGACCAAAAGGGATACTGGTGATCGCCCAGAAGGAGCAGGGATGAACGGATTTACTCGGGATGATTGGATTGCGGGGATCGATGGCGACGAAGATAAACTTCACCCTACTGAGTTCGGTGGAGAGGATGCGACTGGATACTACATCCGGATTAACCCGATAAAAATGGGGAGTGGCGGCACGAATAACGATGTTACCGACTTTAGATACATTCTACTGGAGTCAGACGAGGGGAAAAAGGAAGAGCAGGAATTAATGCTCAGGAACGCTAGAATCCCCATCGCGGCATTAATCGACTCCGGGGGGAAATCGGTCCATGCTTGGGTCCGGGTGGATGCTGCAAACGAACAGCAGTACCATAAACGCCGCCAGCAAATCTACGATGCATTACCAGAAAAGTTCAAGGTAGACACTCAGTGTAAGAACCCATCCCGATACTCCCGCCTGCCCGGTGCCATGCGTGGGGATGAAGAGCAGAAGCTTATAGGATTGGGGATTGGTCCACGGGATTTCGATGAGTGGCAAATGGCTCAGGACGAATCTGAGGAACCTCCCGAATTCGGACCGGACTTCCTAAAGAATTTTGATGTAGAGAATGACCCCAACAACATGCTCGGGAAGAGATGGTTGTGCAAAGGTGGGGTCTTCGGATTTGTCGGACCTACTGGAGCCGGGAAATCGACCCTAATTATGCAGGGGATCATGTCATGGGCATTGGGCCGCGACTTCTTTGGAATCAAACCTGTGCGACCACTTAAATCCTACGTCATGCAATACGAGAATGACGAGGGAGACATGGCGGACCAGTACCAAGGAGTATTTAAATCCTTGAACCTATCCGCCCGGGATCAGGAGAGTCTACAGGAGAATCTGATCTTCCGCCGGGTTATGAAGCATGTCGGCATGGACTTTGGAAGGATCGCCAAGTATACCATCGAGAGGCACGAACCCGATATCCTCTGGGTGGACCCGATATCGATGTACATTGGCGGAGACCTGAGCGATCAGGAATACGTTACCCAGTGGCTCGCCCAAATGTTAGTCCCCTTGGCTAAGGACACCGGGACCATGATTGGCTTGATCCAGCACACAGGGAAGGGGACAATGGACCCACGAACAGCAGATGCAATGACGGCGTCCGACATGGCGTACCGGGGTTTCGGCTCCAGTATCATCGCCAATACCTGTCGGGAAATGATCAACCTGGCCGAATTGCAGGTGAAGGAAGGGACGCCCCGGACCTTTCGCCTGGACCTCTGTAAACGCCAGAACAAGGCGGGGATGCGAAACGTGAGGGGCGAATTATCCAATTATATTTTCATACAGCACGGAACAAAAAATGTATCATGGCAATTATGCGAAAAACCAGAACCTCCGGAGAAGAAAAAGAAATGAGTTCAGAGAAACCTAAATGTTTTGGGTCCGGGGAAGTCCGGATACCACAATCTGCTGTAGAGAATTCCTGCTACAATTGTAACTACCTGACCGAGTGCATGGTAGTTTCTGACGCTATTCAAACATCTCATTACGGCAACACGAAAGACAATCCTCTTTCCCAACGCCAACAGCAAGCCGCAGAGGACTTGCAAGAGGTCACAAAGTGTGACCACATAAACACCCTTCTTGAGGAACGTGGTTTAAAGTACGGTGGATTTGAGAACGAGTCTGCAATCACGGTCAAACTCCAGACAATCATCAATGACCATGGTGAAGACCTAAGCGATTCAAAGTTCCACGCCCTTAATATGATCTGCGTAAAGATCGCCAGGATCTGTAACGGTGATCCTGAGTATGCAGACAACTGGAGAGACATCGAAGGGTACTCGAAGTTAATCGCAGACGAACTGGAAGTATGAAAAATTACCCACAGAACCTATCAGAATACTGCAAGCTTATCCAACTTGAGGAGCAGTGGGAGGTTGATATCGCAAACAATAGGCACATAGGAAATACCGACCGATGACGATTTCGTGCCATCCAGATCTCACTTTTACTACGTCACCAAAATGACAAAACACTTTCGCAAACTGATTGATGTAACCAGAAATGAATACTGGCGACCCGGAAGGGAGAGAGACTTCGGAGCGATCCGATAAAGAGCACCCCGGCGGTACAGCAGGGAAATGCGAGTTCAAATCTCGCATCAGTTTGCACCTAACTTTCTGCTCACGTTGAGCAGGACATTGTATCTAAAGCCCTGTCCCTTTTAAGCGGGGGACAGGGTTCTTTTTATACAGAGTAACACGAATAGTGTACTGATTTTGTCTCAGACTCCACGATTGAGAGAAACCCGGAGAACCCGCTCGAGAATCCAGAGTCTACCGAGTATTCTCCGCCAGTTGTGATCGCTGGTGCTGATAAGTGAATATAACCCCGACCCACGTTTCTGACGATAGTAGAGGTCTCGGCTCCATGTTTGTGAGTATGACCAGAAACCATACAGACATAATCCCGGTCCATGTACCCGAACTCCTGAATCAAATGAGCGGCACTCTTTTTAAGGAGTGGTAATTGCCCATGGGTATACATAAAAGAAATGTTGCCCATTTTGAATTTACCAACGGCATCCGCGTACTCGGTCTCATATCCAATTCCCTCAAGGAATTGAGCAATCAGAAGTTCAGCATCCCCGCGATTACCATCATCCTTATTAGACCCACCTAAACGCCCATGATTTGATGAAGGCAGATAGATCTTACCTAGATTATATATCCGGTTGAGGAGATGTTCATGAAGCATTTGGGTCGCCAACTTTATCCCCTTCGCCCCAGTTAAATCAGCATCAATCTCCCGGTACTGAGAAATGTGCATCAATTGCACTGCCTCCAGGATATCTCCACAGAGGATCAGGGTGTTCTCGGAATTAGGTTGGGCATTGATCAGGTCCGCAATTACTCGAAGCTTTTGGCAGGCGACCTCCGGCGTATACTCCTTTAGGTTGATCATCTCATCCTTCTTTACCCGCTGACCAATGTGGATATCAGAAATGCAATGCACTGCAGGCCGGGTGCCTCGAATTGAAATAGGTTCATCCTTCGGCTTAAACTGACTCAACGCCCTTTCAATATATTTGGCGACCTGGTCCCGAGAGACGCCGCCTTTTTGCTTTCGAAATACGACATTGTAATAAGGGACGCCGGTATGGGAGACTAATTTATGACTGGTGACATCATCGGGATTGAGCCCATAGTGTTTACAGTATTCTTGGATTGGCATCACTTTTCCTGTGTCGGGGTGCAGGGCAGTCATCTGTTGTGAAGATCCATACTCCTGAGTATCTGTACTGGAGTCAGTAGACTCATCCTTTTGCTCCCCAAACATATTCCTCTTAATCCACTTTCGTAACCTATCGATATTTTCTTTATGCGGTTCAATTCCTATTCGTTCTAGAGCTTTTCTAGCTAAAGTGGCGTACCCTAGAGAGGAGTCCTCGGATATTACCGCATGAATTTTATCATAGTATTTCGCCCACCTGATGATCTTCATAAGCACAAGGGTATCAGAAATATAACCCCCCTGTCCGTTAGAAGTTACGCACCTACGGGAGTATTCCGAAGAACTCTTCTGACTCTTCCTTCGTCGGGCCTGCATCCACATAAACCCGGTGGAACACGTCAGAGGTCTGGGTATGCCCCATCGTTCGTCTACACCATTCCTCTCCACGCCAGTATCCATAAGAGGCAAAAGAGTGCCGAGCCCCGTCCGGAGGATACTTAATCTCCAGTCGCTTGCATGCTCTTCTCCGGGCTTGATGGAAGCCGGGATAACTATGAATCACTGGACCCTTTCCCTTTTTGTACTTCTCCAACCACGCCCAAAGGTTCGCAGGAAGGTCTGACAGTACTCTACGCTTCCGAGTCTTTGCAGCTTTCCCCTCAATGATGATTCTCTCCCGACGAAAGTTAATATCATCCCAACGAAGTCTATCCAGTTCACCCATTGGGCGGATACCTGCAAAGAAAGCTAAAGCAAATCCTGCCCGGTACTTCTCGAGAATATCTCCAAGCAAGTCTTCGACTTCGTCAGGGTAGAGGATACCGACAGTAGTCTCATCCTCCTTCAATCGGCTCCATTTAAGTTTGGAGAAATGGTAGGGTGGAACCCATTTGCGTCCCTGATCCTCGTTCCCGCACCAATTAAAGAAACAAACAACGTCATTGCACCATGTCTGTCTAAGTGTGTTTGTTCCTGCCTCCTCAATGAATTTAATAACCTCTTGGCGAGTTATGGACTTCATCCCCACGTCCCCCAGGAATTGACCCATTCGATTTAATCTCTGTTCTCTGGTTCTTAAAGTATCATTTCGCCATCCCTTCCGCTCCCCATCTTTCAAATATTGATCGATTGCCCAGTGTAGAGTCCGGGTAGCCAGATTGGTTTTATTTTCCTTCGAGGTGACTTCAAAGACGCCATCATTTAGTTCATCTTTCCAATCTGTGATCCAATCCTCACGCTCGAGTTGAGTGTTGAAAAATTTGGAAATTGGTTTCTGACCCTCAAGTTTTATTCGGACCCCAAAACATTTTCTTCCAATTTTTTGTTTCGAACGATCCAGAATGCGGTGAATTTTAATATTTTTTGCCATGAAATTTGAGTTACTTTTTTGGGTAACTGGAACCCCTCTGAGTTACTTTTTAGGTAACTTTTGTTGAGTTTTTTGAGTTTCTTGAACTCTTTGAAAGTCACTTATTTTTGTCAATCAAACACCCTTTCATCCCTTTATTTATGCGGGATGCCGCACTATCACTAAAATGGTGCCCCCACTGGGACTCGAACCCAGATTGACGGTTTAGGAAACCGCAGAAATCCCTCTCTACCAAAGGGATAAAAAAGGTCGAGTTACTCAAAAAGGTAACTCAGTGACGTTTTTTTAGTTGATCTGTACACGTTATTTTCTGAATATCGTGTCCATGAAAAACGCAGTAGCTTACCTCAGAGTTTCCTCCATCGGCCAAGTCGATGGGAATGGATTGTCCCGTCAGGAAGAAGCGATTCGTCGCTTCGCTAAGAACGCTGGATACAGAATCTCCTCCGTCTACAAAGATGAAGGTATCTCCGGGACCACGGACGGATTTAATCGTCCGGGGTTGGTCGAACTTGTTTCGAATGTGGAAGAGGGGACCACGGTCATCGTTGAGAATTCTGACCGTATCGCCCGTGACCTCATGGTCGGCGAAGTCATCCTCGGTCAGTTCCGTGAACAGAAGGTGCCTGTCTTCGATACTGCAGGCGTCGAACTCACCAATATTGAAGGTGATGCTACCCGCACCCTTATTCGCCAAGTCCTTGGAGCAGTGGCAGAGTTCCAGAAGTCCCAATTGGTCGCCCGTCTGAAGGTCGCTAGGGATAAGGTAAAAGCCGAGACCGGACGTTGCGGAGGTCAGAGACCCTTCGATGATCAGCAGGTCATTGAGCGTATCGTCAGCTTAAGCGACGAAGGTTTCTCAATCCGTAAGATCGCTGGCGTCCTTAATGAGGATCAAGTGCCAACTCCCAAGGGTGGAGCCCAATGGCACGGCACTACGGTCGCCCGGGTTCTCAAGCAGGCGGCTTAGTCTTTAAGCACAAAGTGTAACAGAAACCCTCAGTCCTTATCGGGCTGGGGGTTTTTCATATTCCTGGAAATCTGCCAAAACAAACGGATTCTCATCCAGCAGTTCATCGAGGATCTCCAACACTTGTACAGCATCAGTATTGTCCCAATTAGGATTTCCATCCTCGTCCAAGAATGCTGAGTCCATCTTGAAGACAGGGTCCACTTTTTCGCCAAACCTGAGTTGAGTGGCGATTTCCTCTGCCAAGTAGCGTGGTCTTTGGTCTAGTCCGCCTGAGTCGTCAAATGCCATATCTCTAATCTTTCACTATTGTGCTGTCATGGGTAATAGTACCTTTGTCGAATATCAACCTGAAATTCTTACCGGACTTCCGTCCCTCAGTGTAGGTTTTCTCATTCATTACCAAATTTATGAAATCATCGAGAGTCTTTATATTTCCTGACTCCTTCTGTAATTTCAACAGGATTGAGAGACTGGAGTGTCCAACGGGTTCATTCTTGATTGCATTCCAAGTCACCCAGTGGAATCCAGATGCATTGACGTGGTCGCCCAGCATCTCTTTGTATTCCTTAGGATTTGCCTCAAATGCGTTTTGAAGACTGGTATTAATGTATTCGTATAATAAATTTGAGAATACAGGGTTATCCGACTCCAGTGTACCGTAGATCGAGTAAATGCCCGTAGGGTCTTCCGGGGTATTGTAGCGATCATATGTGAACATACTGGAAGATTCCTTGCCTGTCATTCGCTCCAATGTTGGGAGATTTGCGAATACGTATTGCCAACGGTCGCCGACCCAGGTCGGAATACCTGTGGTCAATCCCATAAAACTAAGCACTTTATTCTTAATTCCCAAGGAACCACGTTTAGCAACTACGTCCCAGTACTGTTGTCTCATCTGGGAGTGGTCATTAGTTGCAAAACTACGTCCAAGCTCATCCCATTTGCCATTCAATAATTTCAATGCTGCGTGGAATGAATTCGCATTAGATGTCGCATTATTCCCAATTTTCGCAGCATTCTTGTCAGTCATATCGCGACTCTCCGCAACGATCTTTTTCCACTTCGCTTCAGATAAATTGAAACTACCCTCCGTTGATTTATGAACTGCTTCGAGGACATCGCGGTTCGCCATCATACGTAACCATAATCCCTCTTGATCCAATGGCGGTAACATACGCGATAGGATACCCCAGAGATGCAGCAGTGCGGTCACCCGGTTGTCTGGAGCCTGTCCTTCTCCAATTGCCTCTCTGAACTCCAGAGTGCCATCCAGGCCATCCAGAGCATTCTGGCGGGTCTCGATCTTCCTTTTGCCATGCAGACGGTCACCCAGAATCATATCTGCCATCAGCTTCGGATTGTTTAAGGCAACCTCCAAAGTGGAAGGAACCACCAATGCGTTAGAAGACGCACCGACCTTTTTCATAAACTCAAGATATCCCTGCTTCGATGTAGCCTTTTCTGGATCACCTGAGACCAATTCATTCAGTTTCTTTGTAGCCTCAAATACAGAGGCATGATGGTCTGGTTTTTCAATTGCTTTACCAAGTTCACCATCCAGTACGATATTGGGAAAGACATCCGATTTAGCCATGTGGCTAGATCCGACAACAAATGCTCCGTCCTTCCCTTTATTCTTGTCCCACTTGATCGTGTATTTGACATCAGAAACTTTCGGGATTCCAAAATGAACCTTGTCGTTGTTCTTAAATACGACTGATTGATTCTTTCGGGGAATGCCTTCCATCTCCGCCTTCGCAGGAACCTGTTTTTCTTTTAACTGCCCAACAGACTCCTTGCCCTTACGTTTAGCGTCCATGAGTTGCTTTTGGTTCACCCCAGCAACTCTCTTCAGTTCACCCATGAACTGGTCACCTTCAGTGGCAGAGAGTTTATCCCATGCCATGTAGTCCTCGACGATCTCCCTTGCCTCGATGGCAGAGTATGGATCTTCCCCCCGCTTGACGGGAGCAACTTTATTGGCGATAGTCAGTGCATCCGCATCTGACAGTTGGCTCATGGTGCGGGGAAGAGTAACTCCCGCAACCTCACGAACAACCCCAGGTTGTGTGCCAGGATTACCTAGTCCTTTCTTTGCGAATTTGTCGTAGACTGGTTGTAGTATGGGACCGAGCCTACGCTCCAACCTTCCGAGTAGATCGGGCTGTCCGGCTTTGCTGGCTTTATCTGAAATGAGTGTCCGGTAAGCTTCCCCACTCCCACTGGAAGGTAACCCCCATTTGTTTTCTTGGTATATCGAGTTGGTTGTGGTTTCTTCGATGTCGTCTTCATTTATTTTCAGTGCTTTCTTAATATCCACTGCGATATTTGCAAAGATCTGCAAATTCATATCCGGGTTGCTCGGTAAATCTAAGAACATGAGCCTAAAGCCCTTGTCTGTCAAGAAATAGGCAATATCCCCTGCCTGTGGGTCACCAAACTCTCCTGGCGGCATATGACTGGTATTTGCCTCGATAATTTTGTGAATCTTCTTCACCTGTGCAGCAGTCGCTTTGACTGGATTACCATTTTTATCTCGCAGAATGAAGTCGGTGAGAATGCTGGGATCACCCCAATCTCCACCTGGAGTCAATCCATACTCAGGTTTATATCCGGAGACTGCCTCCTGATAGGTAAAGTATCCGTGAAGCAATGCGTAAAGTTCTGCCATCTCCAGTGACGGGAACCCTGTCACCTGAGTCGCCGGATTCATCTCCAGAAATGCCTTAGAGTTCAGATATGCGGAAATGCCTGTTGCCATCTCTGAGGCATCAACACCCATTTCCTCGGCAATAATATTAATGAGCTGATCACCCTTCTTGTAATGTAATGCCTTCTGGAGTGCCTTATGGAATGCCATCTTTTCCGAAGGTGCTGCTGAATGTAGTCCACGCAGAATTCCGGAGTTATATCCTGGCATGTTTTCCTGCGAGACAATTCCGTCCTCATCAACGCCGGGGTGATAGTACATATCAACCTTGGCAGTTTCCTGAGTCGTTAGTTTTCGGGTAGGTAGGTCAATTGGAAAGACGTTATTATTCTGGTCTACATGAAAATTCCCCACATGAGCGTCAGTAGCTACTAATTGCTTATCGCGATTGAACCAGAAATATTGATTCACGTCCTGATGCCCACCAATATTCTCGGTAGTAGGAGCAACTTTTATCACCCAACCATTATCGAGCATATAATTTGCGATATCAGATGTTTTTGTGTCCCTAGCAGGCTTAATGAAATCCTGTTTAAGCAACATGTACTCCATCCCGTCAGTAAAGCCTTCGAGTTCGTACCTTGTGTCGAACGCACCACTGAAGTCATTAATAGTTTGGACCGCACCAAAATCATCTCCCATAATAATCCTGACCTGTCCGTTGCTTCCCACATCTACATCCAGCCCGAATTTATGGGTATCGCCAGTCTTTGTCTGGCGAAGCTTTAGCACTTTTCCATCAGATATATCACGGAATGCTAAAGACTCTATTCCTGACCCTAGGAAATACAGATCACCATCAGGATTTGCCGCGTTTAATAATGAATCGGAGATCGTGCTTGAATCCAAATAGAATCCGTCATTAACCCCCAGTAATTGCCTGAGTCTAGTTATATCTCCAGCACGAACTGATGGAGATTTTAGGTATGCCTCAAGGCCAGACCGATTTACCCTTTGGACAAGGTCTTGGTACGGGATAGTGAGTCCGCTTCTTTTTGCGGCTTGCTTGGTGTAATCCCGTTGAACCTCACTGGTTCGTCCTTTAGCTTGTGCTCTAAGTTCGTCGCCCAGACTACCTTTGCGTCCCTTAATGCCTCTTCGTGCGAGATTGGGGTTCGTGTATGCATTTATAGACTCTACGAGTCTTTGGTAATTCCCGTCAACTGTATTCTGAGAAGATCCTGGCGAGAAGCGAATGTCTGATGATTGATTTGTGAGTGCCTTTGTTTGAGCATTTTTAGCCAAGACCAATGGGCCAATCTGAATTACCTCATCCGCTGACACCACTTGAGATCGATGATCTTTCCGATCATAAAAGTAGGAATGCCGAGTTGGATCGAAACCGACTTGAGTCCATGAATTATCAGACAAAGCTGTTTGTGCTATCGATTCCGCTTGATCCGGCGTGATTGGTTTCCATTTGCCTTTGATTACAGCAAAAGGGGACTTATTAGCTCCTACGGCAACTCTTAGACTTTTCTCGCCACTGTCTGGGAATACTCCATCTGTGAGCATCGCTACAGACTCATGAGCAATTGCTTTACCTGATTTATGATGGATGGTTGGTATCCATACGCCTTTTCGGGTATAGGCATTAATATCTAATCTCAGTCCAACATCTTGCCCTTCTGAAATCTCAGATCCTTTTCCGAGTTTCTTGAGTTGATTGGAGTTTAATGCCCACCGCATCTCCTCCATCGTGGCAGGTTGGGGGACTGACGTATAAGGGCGGACTGGTTTGTATTTATCAACCAGATCTGAATACTCCTCCTTTGATAAAGACCCTGACTGTAATTTTTTTGCAGCGTCTTCCAGCTCAGGTATCCGTTCGCCCACTCCTGGCGAGTACCGAATATCGTCGCTCTGGAGATTGAATCGCTCAGAGAGTGGGATAATGTTCCCAGAGTCATCACGCACCTCAAGATCGGCAGACTTAGCAAAAGACCCTTCGGGAACGACTATCTCTTCTGCACCAAATGAGAATCCGCCCACTCCCTTCGCTGAGAATCCGTCAACACCTAACTCCTCCGCCAACTCACTAAAAACCAAGTCAGGGTCTTCGCCAAATTCTTCAAGTTCCTTTAGAATACTCTCGTATCTTGGCAGAATTTCAGGCGACTGAATATCTGCAATTTTCCCACGCAGGTAAAATTCTCGTGGATTACCATACCGACGAGCATATGATCGATCTGGCGTGAAGTATAGACCCCTCCCTAAATTTCCGGACTCTTCTCCTGCTATTAACTCATTGAACGGCATTTCATCACCTCGATAAACGATTCTGGACGTATCATATCCAGCTTGCTTTGCTGCTGCTTCTACGAGCGTCCGGAGTTCAGTCTTATCGCTATTAGGATCTTTCACAAGTTCCATGTACCGAGCGTCGTCTACACCAGGGTGGAAACGGACATTCGTACCAGACCTTTCATCTCTGCTGATGATCTCAATGTCTCGATCATTGAACACTACCAAGTTATGATTACCCTCGCCTTTTTTGCGAGACACCCCATCAAGGTACATGACTCCCTTAATGCCATATTCCTCAAGCTTGATCGAGGTCTCCATCGCTGACTTTGACACACCAAGGTCTCTTAATGCAGTAAATGGTCCTGCGGTTTGCTTTGCTTGTTGCTTGAGTTGACTATAAATCCCCATTCCTGTCAGTTCACTGTTCTTGGGGTCGCCATTTAGGTAGCGAATCTGATTCAGATCATCACCTGCTAATTCAGTCAGAGTATCTTGCACAAACTGGGATTGCTCAGAGAATGTTTTATCCCAATTCAAAAACGTCTCTTCTTCCGGATGAATCTTTACCTCATAAAGAGATGCTTTTCTCTCCACGCGGTAGTTAGCACTCAAATGGTCTGTCAATAGTGTTACCTCATCCACCAAATCCTGATAAGGTCTCTTCTTGATTTCTCCAGCCTTCCATTTTTCAAGATCATTCTTGTATTGTTGAAATTCTGATTTTGCTTTATTTACTAATTTCTCCCATTCGTTTGACCCGTATATCTCAATAGGAGAGAATAACGAAGAATTAATTAATGGGTGTAGGTTATCACCATCCTTATACCAAGGAAAATTCTCTAGAATGAATTGAGTGGCATCATCAACCAAGTTGTTAACAGCAGGAGTTGGGTCGCCACGATAAATAGTACCGGGAATCTCTTCACCCTTCCATGTTCTCTGCCTAATGCTGAGTCGGTTGGCATAATCTTTCCCGATGTTGATATTCTGGGTGAAATACAAACCCCAACCAAACGCCTGAACACCTTCGCCGTCACCGATTCGACGTGTACTAAACTCATCAACGGTATGTCCCGTGCCGTGGTACACTGTGCCAGGGAAGTAATGCATCCCTTGAGTAATCTCTGTACCATCGCTAAACTTACGGACAATACCGCCATCAGGAGTGGGGGTGTCAACGCCAGGATAGTAGTTTCTTTTCACCCGGTCGTAAGCATCAAAATTGTGTGCCTTCTCAAGCCTGTATTTATAGTTTTGAGCTGCAGGCATCACTTGGTTCATCCGGTCAGTCCGGAAGCTCATCAAGTAACTCCCTTGCCGCTTAGAAACCTCCTCGAGTGTATCAACCAGTTCATTAAACTCAACAGGGACCATATTCCCGTCACTGTCCATCCGCTCAGTCATCACCCGACCCATACCCGAAGCAACTCGGAACAGGTTCCGTTTCGCCTCTCCGATGCCCTCGGCACCTCTACGACCTGCAGCAGCATTATTGAGCCACTTGAGCATATCTACCGCCACATTCTGATAGTCGCCATTGTAGACATTCTTGAAGGCAGAGGACTTGGCGACTTTAGTTGCGTTGGCGAGAAGCTTTTCGGGTTCAATTACTTTGAGGAGCAGGTTATCCTGCTTAGATATTTCCCAGCCATGCGGGATGACTGTTCGCCAAGTCCCTGCCAAAGATTTGTAGGTGCGTCCGCCAGATGAACTGCGACCTGTTGCTGCCTGATAGAAGGTAAGGATTGGATCATTATTGTCCGGATCTTTCATCACCTCGTTGACCGACTTGATGTACTCAATCTGGCGAGGATTAAAATTCCCAGAATCCTCGAGATGCTTGATCAAATCATCAGGAAGGTAACGACCGGCCAGGACGGTCTTGCCGTCATTATTTCGCCGCCATTGCACTTCGGCGGGATCTGCCCCGGATCGAGGATTCTTGGAGAACCAATCCATAATGGTCTCCCTAAGCTTTTGTGTATAAGCTTTCTGCTCTTTGGGCTTCCTTATCTTTACATTCCCCTTCGCATCCTTCTCTGGAGTCCAGACGCCCGGTTGAGACTCAACCCAGTTGACCGAGGAAGATGCATCAAAGAGACTGACGACCTCAGGAGTGTTATTCATCTCCTCCTGAGTGAAGTTTTGGGATCGATTAGGTTCTTCTATCTCGCGACCTTTCCCGGACCCTACATCACGATTGTAGTCCTTAATCAACTTTTGGGCTCCAGTCCATTTCTTCATCCCTTTGAAGATTGAAGATTGGATTTCACCTCTTGAATTAAAGAACCCATCACCAAAGCCTGCCAACACCCGTGCGAATAACGTAGGCAGGAAATCATGACCCGCCGTCCGCATCTTATTACCCTTCAGGTATTCCACGAATTGCTCTGCGAATACCTCCCGAGCCATATACTCCTGAAGTGCAGGATCATTGTAGGCGGATTCCATTAAGGATTGAAGTGCTTTTTCATCCCCGTCCTTTAGGGCTCGAAGGAAACTCGGGTGACGAAGCTTCCGTTTGAGTCTTGGACTGCGAACCGTTTGAATCAACCAATTCAATGACATTCGATCTACATACTGAGAAATGCGTTTCTTTCCTTCGTCTGAAAGCTCATAAGCGACATCAGTGCGGGGATTCCCGTCCGCGTCCATTTGCATCGCCTCTTCCCGGGTAACAATTTCACCTTGCAGATCCCGAATAATCGGGTCACCGTTGTCATCACGCTTAATCCACGGTGACTCTGGAGCAATGCCTTGGGCTGGACGACCCAAAAGCTTCTGGATGATCGTGGAGTCCATCCCCTCGTGATTCCCCACAAAGTGACCGGACTCATGCCCAATAACGAATTCAACCATCGCTGGGGGAACTTCTCCCCGATCTGCCTTCCATCCCGGGTTGGCCAAATTCAGGAACGTGGTCTTGGTCTCTGGATCATAACTACCAGGATTTCCAATTTGCTCAGGACGAGTATCCTTAAATACCCGGATATCCATATCTGGATGAACCAGTAATTGATTGGCGACGATCTTCTTCTCAGTGTTATTCAGCGAACCAAACCACTCTCCGAAATTGATTTCTTCACCCTCCATGATGGTCTTATCACCATCCGGTGTTACTGCTCGGCTAGGTTGCCAACCGTCTTTCTGTTGTCCCTCGTATATCGTTTCGATCAATCGAGCCTGACCAGAAAGCACTGCATCTTTATTCCTACCAAAGATGACTTCCCCCCATGGTCCAAGGAATCCGCTCATCCCTCCTGACACAGATGCGAACCCAAGTCCAATTCCGGCACCAGTTAATGCACCCTCGACTTCCCCTCCAGAACCTACGTATCCGATCCCGGCCTGAAAAGCAGCAGAGGTAGCACCTCCCCGGGACAAGGGAGTCGTAATCATCTTTGCAGGTGCCTCAATAAGACTCCTACCGATCACGCTACGGTAGATAGGGTCATACATCGACAGTGCCGCCTTTGTGGCTTTAGAAACATGACCAACTCCATCATATCCCTTCAGGAGTAATTGGTGCATGGGTAGGTTCGTCTGACCAAGTTGGTACGCTTTACCAATTGTCGAAATATCATTCCCTGCAGTGACAAACTTTTTGCCGATTTTATTCAGGAATATCCCCTTATGGCGGAAAGCTTGATGACCGGCCACGGCACCGACAATAGCACCTCGAATATCTCCATCAGTCGATGCGAATCCGCTCAATAATCCGATGCCCCCACCGACTTTTGCATGGCGACCCATTAACTCACCCGTGCCTTGGATCACCTTTCCGACCTTAGATGCTGCCTTGCCGGTGCCTTCCATGGCTAAACCACGAAGTCCATGCTGGGGCTTTTCCAATTTCCCAGCCATTTTCTTGTAAGCTTTCTCAGGATCGAAGTTGAAGTTTTGTAGCTTGGAGTTGGCTTTATCTAAATCTTTTGCTGTTTGCTTCACACGGTCCTGTACAACTCTCTGCTGCCCCTTGGACGCACCTTTATGCATGTCGGCAAACCTAAGGGCCTTCCCATGTGCAAGTTGAGCTGCAAGGACATCTCCCTCGAGTTTTGCAAACTTACGCATTTGCCCCTTCAGTAACCCTTTGGTAACTGCCTTTGCTGATGCGGAGGCAGGCTTGCCGATAGGCACGAAATTTGAGGGGTCGAAGACCACAGAAAACGCCATCAGCTTATCGAAAATCGCCTGCTGCTCAGTCGCATACTCTGCAGCAATTTGCCCGGACACATTCATCCAGCGATTTTGATTGTAGAGACCACGGATCAGGAATTGTCGCTTCGCTTCAATTGCTTCGTCAAATGCAGCTTTCTGTTGTTCGGGGTTGTAGGATGCGTCTTCCCAATCCTTTTCGTCCAGCTTTTCTTTCAACCGCATGGCTCCATCGGTAAGCATATCCCAATCCTCGATCAGAAGTTCGGCACCCGCGTTGGTTATATCAATCGCTTCCTGGTCGCCAGAGAAGAATTTGGGAGAATCCTTAATCATCCCACCTACTCCTTTGATAGTTGACCCTAGCATCTTTGCCACTTCACCTACGATATCTACGTTAGATTCTCCAACCATCCCCCGACGATTGGCCCAATTGTAAAGTTCTGGGTCTTCAAATACAAATCGACCTGCAGAAAGCTGTTCCTGCATCCGTTTCTGCATCACTTGGTCTTCTTGGATAGACTTGGAGATCTCCTCCATGATCACGTCATCAGAAAGCCCACTCAACCGTTTAGTGAGTATAGGATCATTATCCCGAACGACCTTCAAATATCCCTTCATCCCCCGGGAGTCCATTTGCTCAGTATCCTGAGGCAACCATCGCCATCGCTCTTGAGATCGTTCCTCGATCCCCGCCATCACCTCAGTACCAACTTTACCGGCACCCGGTTCCTGTATAGCTTTATCGCCGAGAGTCTTCTCCATTTCCTCCCGCTCTTTGATCGCCCCGGAGATAATCTTCTCCATTTCAATCCGCTCAGGATTCCCTCTTGGCAGGGTCTGGATGTGCTTAATAAAATCGTAATTGTTGAGTCGTTCCCCTCCTTGGTAATAATCGCTCATTAATCCGGTCGATCCGGCATTCCAAGCGGATGCTGGACCCCATGCACCTACCGTTTCCCTCTTTGTCCACTTCCCGCCAAATCCAATCTGGTTTCCAAAATTTGCATATTTCTCCGGGAATTTTGAAACAAAATCCTCGCCAACTCCTTCAAGGTCTACGCCATGAGTCACGAGAGAGTCTACGTTGAATTGATCATCAACGATAACGGTATCTGCAAGAGATGGCGTTGAGGACTGAGGTTTAAACTCACTCTTCATTCGCTCAACAAACTCACCCAGTGCCTGCTCATCGCCTGAACGAGCACGGTCTACCAATTCTTTGCCTGCAGGGTCAGCACTTAACTGCCCAGCAAACTCTTCGTAATCATTTGTGTATTTCATTATCCGCTTCTGCGATTTGGGCGATTTGTTCCTGGTCTTACGTTTGGATTGGTTAGCATTTCACGGGCATCCTGAATGTTCGGAGGTTTTTTCTCCCCACCGCCGATGGGATTCCCTTCACTATCAAGCTTACCTTCAAGGAAGTCTCTCATGTCGTAGAGGTACTGTTTCCATGCCTCCTTATCGGTTTTGTCATTTGGTACTGCCTTATCAAATCGAGCACCTTCACGATCACTGAGTGCTCCTTTGAGTTGACTTACCATTTCGACCCATGCTGAAGATGAGATATTCTCAAGGTTTAGTTCGATCTCCCGTTGACCTAAGAAAAATGCCCTGAGATTTCCTTTCGTGCGACTCCAGAAATCTCCTACGTATGCTTCATTGATATCACCAAGGGCTTTTTCTACCTGAGACAAAGCTTTATCTATTTGCTCTATTTCAGCTTTTTTGCCTTTCTCCCAATCCTCCTCCTCCCGGCGTTCCTTAGGGGTCGCATCCAGATTAAATCGTTGAGTGACAAAGTCCTTCAATTCCTTTCGGCGATTCTGGTACATTTGCGAGTACATTGGAGAGACCTCCAGGTCGCCAAAGTTTTCATCAAGTGCAGCAAATGCGTCCATCGCCTTATCAGGATCTTTCTCACGCATCACTCCGCCAATTGCCTTGCGGAATTCATCCCACTCTGTAGACTGGTCTACTTGCCTTGCCTCTGATAAAGGAAGTAGTCGTTGCTGAAGTTCAGAGTACTTCTGTGAATAAGTGGCTCCATGGACCGGATGATTTTTCAAGTGAGCATATTTGGACTCAAATTGACCCAACCTAAGAGCATAGTGCTTTAAGATCGCCTTCCGATTCCGGACCCCCTCGATCCCCTCCTCATTAAGTGTGTTAAAGGAAAAATTGAGATTGCTTTCGATGTCATCAAAATCGGTCTGCATGTCCTTCAGTGAGAGGTTTGCGTTATCCTCTGCTTTGCGGATTTGATCGAATGCATACGCCTTTGTATCATTAGCGATCTCCATACTCCGCATATTCTTTTGATGCGTTTCAATCGCTCGCAGTTCCGCCTTCGCCAATCTCTCAACTTCACGTTGCTGGCGTTCTTCCTCCATAGAGAGACGACGCTTTCGCTCGAAGATGTTTTGAGTCGTCTGGAATGCATTGAGGAACGTCCCAACGGGATTACTCTGAACTGTGGGGGCTTGTGCGTAAACTGCCATGATTAATAAGGGCTTCCAAATGGGTTTGATAAATTAGTACCTTGACCTAATGACTGAAATCCTTGGGCTCCATAATTTACTGCACCGGAAGATGTGGTTAGTGAAGGCATACCCCCGCCTCCTCCGCCGCCGCCGAACATCTTGCCGACACCGCCTGCCAGAGCACCTCCGATTGGTCCACCGAGGGCAAATCCAGCAACTCCGGCAATTGCGTTCATGATTCCTGCTTTGTGCTGGGCTTCCATCTGAGCCTGGGCATTGTAGAATGCCTGTCTGCGATCCAAATTCTGTGAAGCGATCCGCATCGTCTCCCCCGGAGTGGTGAGCATTGATGTAGGGGACATTGGATTGATTCGTGGGGTCGATTGAAATAACTGCTGCAAAGCAGACGTTGCCATCTGTCTACGAAACTGCACCATCTTTGTATGCTCTATCCCCAGATCACGTAATGCGGAGAATTTGTTGAAGTCTCCAGCAGTCCCTCGAGATACGCCCATCTCTGCAGCTTTCCGGGCCAGGTTCTCTTCAACTTCCCTTGGCAACCCGGACGTTGTTAAATCCTCTTGCAGTTGGTTCATCAGGAGACCTCGAACCTTCGAGATCCCGGGCATCGCCTGCTCCAGTAGATCCAGTGCCTGTTTCTGGCTGGACTGGTTTACCTTCGTGGTGAAGGACGCCGCGTCCTGAAAGTATTTATTATTGAGCGAAAATGCTTCGCCCATCGTCTTACTCAGGTCCAGTTCCCCAGCGTATTTGAGCTTCGGTTTGCTAAAAAGTCCCATTATTTTGCCCTTTAATATCCTAATTTCCTCATCAGAAATGCTGTGTAGGATGGTTGTCTGTTTTCGTGTGCATCCCCGCTTCCAAATTCACTTGTTGTTTTAGTCTCTGTATTTCCTGAAGTACTTGTTGCAGTAATGTGCTCATCGCTAGAGGCAGCATTATTTTCATGGATACTGAATGTGTGTGTGTGTGCAGGGATTTCATCCTCAATCAAAGTGTGTTCATCTTCACCAAAAGTGTTACCAGCAGTTTGGTATTCAGAAGCTCCTCCTTGATCTGTCGCAACAAGAACGCGACCCTCTGCGTCGGATGCATATTCCCACCCTGGATTCAGTTCTTCTGCCCGTGCTTTCCCTGATGCAAATGTCGCATAACTCGCTGAGTCGATATAAACATACTTCATATCTCCCGGCGATCCATCCTGAGTCACCCATCCTGATCCAGTATGCATCAACATCACATTAATATCTGTATCAAAGTAGGTTTCGCCAGCAACTCCATCATCTGGGCGACTATTAGTGTCACCACTCTGAGTTACATTAATCGGTCTCCACTGCGACCCCGTGTAAGCTTGCAATGACAAAGGGCGGCTTGTGATCGCGTTTACCTTTATCCAAAGGTCATTGGCATTCGCTCCTGTTGGTTCTGTAGGTTGGACCAAGATACTCCG